TATCTACTGTATGTTATTATATTTTACCTAATGCATGTGCTCTATCTACTAATAGGGCTGAGATAGTAGATGCTGCAGCGCACATACGCGCTATAACAGATACTAAGTTTTTAATAGTTTCCAATACATACATCGTATCACTACTTAAATTATAATTTGTAGCATTAGTACTAGTAATCTTAGCTTGTTTATTCTTAATAAGATCTAATTTACTATTACTACCTTTTAGAATAGATTCTATATTCCTACTAGACATTAAGTCTAGTTGTTTAGCAACATCATCTACAGCAGTATCCGGATTAAAATACTTACCAACGTTGTGAGTTGCGCCGTAACTAACGTCCTGTCTTGTAATAAACCTATCTTGTACTACGCCAATATACATAAACCTATCGTTTTTCAATGGTACTATCATAAGTAATTCTGGTTCAGTAGTAGTGCCTTTAAACTGTGTATGCCAAAGATAAGCATTTATATCTTTTATTTCGTCTATACGCTTAAGTTCATCCTGATATGGTTTAAATATATCAGTTACTTTTTTAAATAGTTCTTCTTTAGTAACATCTGGCTTAATAAGTTCTGCTAACTGAGATAATATACTCTCTATCTTAGTAGCAAATTTAAGATATATTGGTAGATACTCATTAGGTCGTACAATATCTAACACAAAAGATTCTTCTAACGATTTATATAAATCAGAAAGTTCAGGATCGAGCATACCATCTATCTGGTCATTTAGAGTATCGATAGACTTACACATCTTCTTGATTTCTGCATTATTTGCTTTAAGATTATCCTTTATAGTAGATGCATTCTTTCTAAGGTTATCTCTAGCTTCTTGAGCTGATTTAGTACGAATACCAAATGAATTTAATAGGTTCTTAAATATTGCTTTAAGTATCTCTATTAGTTTCTCATAAGCTAACTTAAGACCTTTAATAACAGCGTCTTTAATATCCTGTAATGCTTCTAAGTTCATTTGCATGGCTAGTCTAGGATTAGAAGTAGCATCTTCTGTGTTAAATAAGATACGTTTATCTTCCATACCTAATTTCTTATAGAAGTACTTAATAGACTCTTGAACTACTAGTGGCTCTAAAGGTTCTATATCTTCTGCTTTATCTTCTAGTACTTCTTTAGCTTGTTCTATTTTCTCTTGTACTTCAGCACCTACTTCATTACCTTCGCTTATAAGATCAGAAACATCACTATATGATTTCTCTAGTACGTGTAATTCGTTCAATGCTTCTTCATAATGTATAAGATCTTCTACTGGTATTTTATTAGGGTTAGTAGCTTCTTCTGCTACTGTATCATTAGTCTCAACCTGATCTAAGATAGGCTCTTGAGTTTCATTTTCCATGTTAACACTCCTTAGTAATATGTATAGTATTCAAAATCAGCTAACAACGAACATAATAAGCTATAGAGAGTAACCATACGTATGGTTACTCTCTATGCTATGTTAAACTTTCTTAAACTCTATAACTAGTTTCTCATCAGGAGTAGGTGGTTTAGTAATATTTCTATAATAAGTACCACTAACACCTATAGCATTACTATGTAAGCCATAATACTGCATAGAGTTCTCTTGTATCTCAGTACCGTTAATGAATAATTTCATACCAGGTACTTTAGAACGGTATAAGAATGCTGTAGTAAAATACCCATATGTAGTTAAATGTCCAGCACCAGCAGATCCATATGCTTGTATTCTAATTTTCTTATTATCAGCACTTTGGATAACATTCATAATCGTATGCGGATCTGTTTTATTACTACCATCTAAGTTAGTATAACTATAGTTAAATAGGTTTTCTCCTTCTTTCTGATAATATTGACTACCTCTATTACTATAGAAGTAATCACTATGTACATACTTAGATTGTTTATGTAGGAAGTTAACTTCTATTAAGTTATCAGTATGTAATTGTTCTAACCAATTATCTACTACTGTAGCAGTAACAGGAGTATAATCGGCTTCTACTACTGTTGCAGTATTACCAGGTGCTTGTTCTAACTTTCTAGTCTTACTAGCATAATCAAAAGTATTGATAGATTTACTAGTAGATGCTCCATTAGTACCATCTGATGCTTGCCAACTACACTCTACCGTATATTCAGTACCATCTGTTAACTCTGATTTATTAACTACCCATTTCTTTAAGTTAACACTATCATTAGCAGATTGTTTTACTATAGTACTATCTTTCTTAAGATACCAGTTAGTAGCCTTATGAGTACTATCAGCTAGTCCACTAACAGAAAACTCATTTGTTATAGTAGCTTCTAAGTTACCATTAACCATAGCTAATTGTAACTCAGGTTTACCAATGGTTATACTAGGTCTAGGACCTATAACGAAGTTCCTTATACCTTCATTACTCTCTACACCATTCATAGCTTTATAAACAACACCTATACGATAAGTATTGCTATAAGTAAGTTTAGATTCTTTCCTAAACTCTTGATCGAAACTATCTAATGTAGTTCTTGTTATAATAGAAATAACTTCTGTATCCTTATAGATCTTATATACAGCTTCTTTAAACTCTTTACCTAGTTTATTACTAGGAGTAAATACATAATCGCCACCAGATATAGTTAATTTAATAGCATTATCGTTAATAGGTGTTACTGTTACAGATGGTTCAGGAGTCTGTATACTAGCAGCAGCGACTTTCAGTTGTTTATCAGCTAGTTTAACTCTACCTATATTAGTAACTACTGTAGTCTTAACAGTATAAGTAACAGTAGGATCTAATAATACTGTACTAGGTAATCTATACACTGTATTTTCATTACCTATACTCTCTCCTCTATGTAATACACTACCATCAGGATTATGGATCGCATACTGAGTTTTAAGTACTGTAACCCAACTAGCATTAGCAGTAAAGTTAGTTATCTTGCAAGTAACGTTACTAATATCTAATCCACTTATAACAGGCACTGCTGATATTTCTATAGATGGTCTATAAGAATCTTTATATACTAATGTATTGTATTTATTACCTATAACATAAGTAGATATAATAAACTCTCTATCAGAGCTAAATGTAGTATTAGCTCCATCATACCAGCTTATTAATTTTCTTAATGGGATATTAATCTCCATATCCTCTCTATACTTACCTTCATTAGTAGCATCTAGATCATTATCGCGTTCTACATCATAGTTCTTATCATAGACTCTATATACTATAGATTTAACACTATCTCTTTCGTCTTTTACTTCGTATTTACTATAAGTAAGTTTTATATCTTTACTTGGTTTCTCTACTACGTGAAACTCTATAGGTAAGATATTAGTAACCTTAGGGTTAAACTTAATAGAACTAGGTTGTGAATCATAGTTCCTACTATGGTAAGTACACGTTATACTATGTGGATACTTAGGATCTAATATATACGGAGTAATATTAATCTTTGTTAAGTTACTAGTACCTCTTACTATATTAAGTTGTTCTGTAATACCAGTATCTGGGTTGTAAGCTAATAACTTCCAAGATGTAGTAAGATGTGTTTCAGAACCATTAACCATAACGAACTTACTAGCTGTTATATAATGTTCTCCATTATCACAACTATATGCTAACTCTGGTTTCTGTATAAATACGTCTATAGTATCCCAACGTTTGCTTATAGTATTAGAACTAGGATACTGTATATTATTCGTATTATAAATAACATTAACTACATAGTTATTACTTACGAATAGTTTACGATCTGGTACTACTATAGAAGTTTTATTAACAGTATCGTCTAATGATTCAAATACTTTTCTACCTTTACTATCTCTTATTATCCAACTAGTAGAACGATGTTCTATTTTACCTATCTTATCTTCTCCGAATGGTACGAAACCAGATGTAGTTATAGTAGGAGTAAGACTATTATCGGATATTGTTATAGTAAACTTACGTACACCATAAGAAGGGGTACGATAATGTAATAGATCACTCCATGGGGATGTTATACTTTTACTCCGAAATCTATAACGTACATAAACATCTCTATTATCTCCTTCTATAGTAGGCAACCAACTACTCTTAATATCAGGATTTAAGATACTATTACCAGTATCTAATAGATCTCTCATTTCACTATCAGCATATGCTTCCCAATCAGTACTAGTATGTTTACCAACGAAGAACATAGATGTTCTATAGCTAGCTATATCTAATGGACGTATGTGATTTTCTATAGATGTTATACCGCCATTATTCTCTCTGATATTAGGTTTTAGTATCTTACTTACATCAGAGCCTATTTCAACATTCTGTATATGTCTATCTATACTAAGATCTGATATAAGTTCTCCAGATGGTTCTGGTAGGTTAATAACTATATCTTCTTTAGTATGTACGATTTGTAAATTCTTTTTGTAGCTAGTACTACTATCTTTAAAAACGATTTTACCCATACTCTTATTCCTTTTTACTAAGAATTTCAATAAGGTTTATGTAGGAAAACCTTAGGATCACACAACAGCTGTTCCGTGATTTTCAGGGTCTTCTATAAGATTCTGATAGAAATATGATAAGGAGAACTTATGGGTAATATTAAGTTTATAGATGCAGTAACTACTAAAAAGAAGTCTCTTATTTTTACAAGTACTATAGAGGATATAATTATCAATACACCAGATACTTCTGGTGTACTAGCAACTGATAATAAAGCTAAAGAAATATTAGAAAATATGGTAGGTGGAACTGGTAACCTAGATTTCATCATGAAGCCTGATATAACAGAGAATAACGGTGGTTATACTACTAGTAACTGGGATGGTTATCTTAAGATAGCGAGTTATGTTACTAATAGTTGTTTCCTAGGAAAACATACAGGTACTGAATGGAATATATACTCAGATGCTAATTGTACTAACTTAATAGATCGTACTAGAGATGTTAATAACAAAACTAAGTTTAGTCCTAACTGTCCTAATGTTAATACTAAGTACTATGGAAAGTATAGATTTAAGTCTGGTAATATCTATTCTCCATGGAGTGATATTATAGAGTTTACTTCTTTACCAGGTGGTATAAGACCATTCGATATTACTATAGAAGAGAATACATTACAACCATTCATTTACGTTAGTGGTTATGGAGTATTTGGAGATGCTATAGGCGCTAATCATATTAGTACTAGTTGGGAACTAAAGGATGTTAGTACTAATACAGTACTAATTACTAAACCTAATGATACTACCGATAAGCTAAAACTTAAAGTACCTGTAGGAACTCTTAAGTCTAATACTACATATGAAGTCACTGTAGTATTAAATACTGATAGTACAGTTTATCCTACTAGTAAAGTAACATTTAAACGATTTACGACTTCTAATAGCTATATAAGAAGACCTATCTTAAGATATGAACAATCTGATAATAAACAACTAGTTATAGCAGATGAGTTCTTTACTAACGCTAGTAGTGAACATCATACCCATACTATATGGAAGATAGTTAACGTTAAGACTAACTTAGTGTTATATTCAGCTACAGTAGCTGCTAATACTAGTATGTACTTAGATAGCTACATTAGTTCATACGGTAAGTATAAGATAACTTGCAGATACGTAAGTGAAAACCTAACATCTGACGAAGGGATACTTAACCTTAGTATAGAAGGTTCTAAGGTAGATACTATTAATGCTAGTTTCGAAACAGTTAACTATTTACCTAAGTTAAAGCTTAGTAAGTTTAAACTACTAAATACAGATACTGATGTTATACGTAGTACTATGCTTATGACAGATCATAGGGACCATCATAATGAACAGTTAGTAACCTGGTATAACGATTTATATAACGTAGATATGGAACATACGTTTACAGCAGAAGAGTTTGAGAATATAGTAGATGTTAATAAGGTATGGGATAATAGTAAGATTAAACTAGCTGGTTACGTTATAGGTAATAAATATAACTCCGAGATATTTAAAGCAGAGTATACTCCTAATATAAGTTATGAAGCATTAGTAGAACATACCGGTATAGAGTTTTCAGATCTTAAGTTAGTTATAAAGGATAAACCTGGTAATCATAACCCTGATTGGGTTAACGTTACTAAGTATATTGTTAGGAATGCTAAGTTAGGTACTCCTATAGAATCTACTGTTACTAACATACCTATACCTAATAACGGTTATGAATACGGAGTTAACCATATCTTTAGTATACAGGCTAAAACTAACATAGGTATCTTTAACTTACCTAACTATACTGTTAACTTAGAACCTATAAGGATCAAACCTTCTACTATAACAGTAACTGAGAACCATAGTAGTAAAAACTACTGTAACCTTAAAATAGCGTTAGATAGCTATCACTATGATGGAGTTAAGGATAATACTACTAAGCTTAAAGAAGTTGAGTATAAAGTCTATGATGCTGATGATAATACATTACTAGTTACTAAGTTACTAACAGCTTCTCCTGCTGAAAGTAACGCATTAACATTCAACTGGAACTATGATAAAACTACTCCTGGTAACTATGCTAGTTATGGTAAAAAATATAGAATAGAAGTAGTACTAAGGAATATGTTAGGAGAACAAGGTAAAAAGAATATCGTAGTATTTACTACTAGTGCTATGAGTCCTGTTAAGATAACTAAACCAGAACTTAAGATGGAGTTCAAAAGTAATAATACAGTAGAGTTAACTATAACTAATACTATAAGTATAACAGGTGTACCTAGTGGTACTCATTATGCTACTAACTGGTATATAAAAGATAGTAGTAATACTATAGTATATCAGTCTCTTAATAACACTTCTAATCTTAAGAATCTAGTAGTTAATAATAGCTCTATAACTGGGTTAGCATATGGAGCTAGTTATACTGTAGAAGCTGAAGTTATAACTACGGAAGGTACTGTAAGTGAGCCTGGTAAAAAGAGAGTATCTTATCCATTACCAGCAAGTAATGTTAATGTACCTATGCACCATTCGACACAACCTGGTGTTGATAGTCTTAACTGGAGATTTGAATCTACATATAAGATACGTATTAGAGCTCAATCTTCATATACTAATGGTAAAGTACTTACACTAGATGAAGTTAAACAATGTATACCTATAAACGATAGTGTATCTGATACAGTAGCTAATAAGTTTAATATTAAGAAGTTAGTATTTAGATACCTAACTGACGTAAGAAGAGGTACTACTAGTGATTATGCTAAACTAGGCGCTATAGTAACGATAGATTTAACTGGAGATACTAATAAAGTCCTAATGAATATAAAAGAACTAGATGCCACTAGTACTATCAATCCTTATAATTCTAGTATAAGTACAAGTGATTGGAGTACTGTAAGTAGTTTAAATAATGAAGAGGATATAACTAGTTATACTGGTAGTTATAAGTTCTGGGTAGAGAATACTACTGGATATTGGATGTTAAAAGTAAAACTAATATTACTAGATAAAGAGTACCAGAATAAATCTACTACACTATATCCATTTCGTATAGATAAAGTGTATGGTATGGATGCTGACTTATACTATACAGACGAGAGCTATGTTACTTCTATTAAAAATAGTAACACATTTATACCTTCTATTAACGCTAATATATCATCAGGACCAAAATGGATAACTGGTTTAAGTACAGTAGATTATAGCATAAATAACACTTTACCTCTAACCACAATTTCTTCTAGCGGATATAAAGTATCGTATCCTAATAGTTACGGAACAAGAAGTAGGGATAATTATGGGCCTAGTCAATTAGAGCAAATGAAGAAAACAGGTAATAAGTTTATTATGTTTTTGAACTATGAATGGTTTACCTATAAGAGAAATAGTGGCTATGTTAAAACATCTGTACAAATGCCTACTGATGAAGTTAACTTAGTTAACCCTGCTAATCCTAATATAGGACTATTAACATCTATATATAAGTTTATAGATAAAAACACTATGGGAGATTTAATATATAGCAGTAATAAAGCATTCGTATGTACTGCTTACCAGTATAATATAACAGATCTACTAGGAGAATCTAAAACAGTAGTTCCAGATACTGATAATATTTTAACTGCTAATACAATGTATTATGTTAAAATAAGGTTTATACCATTTAATAATAATGACTATGCTAATAGATGGTGGGTAGAGAAACCATTTAGAACAACAAGCTCGTAAGTTAAGTAACGTAGATAGGAATATATTCCTATCTACGTTACTTAACTTACGAGCTTGTTGTTCTAAATGGTTTCTCTACCCACCATCTATTAGCATAGTCATTATTATTAAATGGTATAAACCTTATTTTAACATAATACATTGTATTAGCAGTTAAAATATTATCAGTATCTGGAACTACTGTTTTAGATTCTCCTAGTAGATCTGTTATATTATACTGGTAAGCAGTACATACGAATGCTTTATTACTGCTATATATTAAATCTCCCATAGTGTTTTTATCTATAAACTTATATATAGATGTTAATAGTCCTATATTAGGATTAGCAGGGTTAACTAAGTTAACTTCATCAGTAGGCATTTGTACAGATGTTTTAACATAGCCACTATTTCTCTTATAGGTAAACCATTCATAGTTCAAAAACATAATAAACTTATTACCTGTTTTCTTCATTTGCTCTAATTGACTAGGCCCATAATTATCCCTACTTCTTGTTCCGTAACTATTAGGATACGATACTTTATATCCGCTAGAAGAAATTGTGGTTAGAGGTAAAGTGTTATTTATGCTATAATCTACTGTACTTAAACCAGTTATCCATTTTGGTCCTGATGATATATTAGCGTTAATAGAAGGTATAAATGTGTTACTATTTTTAATAGAAGTAACATAGCTCTCGTCTGTATAGTATAAGTCAGCATCCATACCATACACTTTATCTATACGAAATGGATATAGTGTAGTAGATTTATTCTGGTACTCTTTATCTAGTAATATTAGTTTTACTTTTAACATCCAATATCCAGTAGTATTCTCTACCCAGAACTTATAACTACCAGTATAACTAGTTATATCCTCTTCATTATTTAAACTACTTACAGTACTCCAATCACTTGTACTTATACTAGAATTATAAGGATTGATAGTACTAGTGGCATCTAGTTCTTTTATATTCATTAGGACTTTATTAGTATCTCCAGTTAAATCTATCGTTACTATAGCGCCTAGTTTAGCATAATCACTAGTAGTACCTCTTCTTACGTCAGTTAGGTATCTAAATACTAACTTCTTAATATTAAACTTATTAGCTACTGTATCAGATACACTATCGTTTATAGGTATACATTGTTTAACTTCATCTAGTGTAAGTACTTTACCATTAGTATATGAAGATTGAGCTCTAATACGTATCTTATATGTAGATTCAAATCTCCAGTTAAGACTATCAACACCAGGTTGTGTCGAATGGTGCATAGGTACATTAACATTACTTGCTGGTAATGGATAAGATACTCTCTTTTTACCAGGCTCACTTACAGTACCTTCCGTAGTTATAACTTCAGCTTCTACAGTATAACTAGCTCCATATGCTAACCCAGTTATAGAGCTATTATTAACTACTAGATTCTTAAGATTAGAAGTGTTATTAAGAGACTGATATACTATAGTATTACTACTATCTTTTATATACCAGTTAGTAGCATAATGAGTACCACTAGGTACACCTGTTATACTTATAGTATTAGTTATAGTTAACTCTACTGTATTATTACTTTTGAACTCCATCTTAAGTTCTGGTTTAGTTATCTTAACAGGACTCATAGCACTAGTAGTAAATACTACGATATTCTTTTTACCTTGTTCTCCTAACATATTCCTTAGTACTACTTCTATTCTATATTTTTTACCATAACTAGCATAGTTACCAGGAGTAGTTTTATCATAGTTCCAGTTGAATGTTAATGCGTTACTTTCAGCAGGAGAAGCTGTTAGTAACTTAGTAACTAGTAATGTATTATCATCAGCATCATAGACTTTATACTCAACTTCTTTAAGCTTAGTAGTATTATCCTTAACTCCATCATAGTGATAGCTATCTAACGCTATTTTAAGGTTACAGTAGTTTTTACTACTATGGTTCTCAGTTACTGTTATAGTAGAAGGTTTGATCCTTATAGGTTCTAAGTTAACAGTATAGTTAGGTAAGTTAAAGATACCTATGTTAGTTTTAGCCTGTATACTAAAGATATGGTTAACTCCGTATTCATAACCGTTATTAGGTATAGGTATGTTAGTAACAGTAGATTCTATAGGAGTACCTAACTTAGCATTCCTAACAATATACTTAGTAACGTTAACCCAATCAGGGTTATGATTACCAGGTTTATCCTTTATAACTAACTTAAGATCTGAAAACTCTATACCGGTATGTTCTACTAATGCTTCATAACTTATATTAGGAGTATACTCTGCTTTAAATATCTCGGAGTTATATTTATTACCTATAACGTAACCAGCTAGTTTAATCTTACTATTATCCCATACCTTATTAACATCTACTATATTCTCAAACTCTTCTGCTGTAAACGTATGTTCCATATCTACGTTATATAAATCGTTATACCAGGTTACTAACTGTTCATTATGATGGTCCCTATGATCTGTCATAAGCATAGTACTACGTATAACATCAGTATCTGTATTTAGTAGTTTAAACTTACTAAGCTTTAACTTAGGTAAATAGTTAACTGTTTCGAAACTAGCATTAATAGTATCTACCTTAGAACCTTCTATACTAAGGTTAAGTATCCCTTCGTCAGATGTTAGGTTTTCACTTACGTATCTGCAAGTTATCTTATACTTACCGTATGAACTAATGTAGCTATCTAAGTACATACTAGTATTAGCAGCTACTGTAGCTGAATATAACACTAAGTTAGTCTTAACGTTAACTATCTTCCATATAGTATGGGTATGATGTTCACTACTAGCGTTAGTAAAGAACTCATCTGCTATAACTAGTTGTTTATTATCAGATTGTTCATATCTTAAGATAGGTCTTCTTATATAGCTATTAGAAGTCGTAAATCGTTTAAATGTTACTTTACTAGTAGGATAAACTGTACTATCAGTATTTAATACTACAGTGACTTCATATGTAGTATTAGACTTAAGAGTTCCTACAGGTACTTTAAGTTTTAGCTTATCGGTAGTATCATTAGGTTTAGTAATTAGTACTGTATTAGTACTAACATCCTTTAGTTCCCAACTAGTACTAATATGATTAGCGCCTATAGCATCTCCAAATACTCCATAACCACTAACGTAAATGAATGGTTGTAATGTATTCTCTTCTATAGTAATATCGAATGGTCTTATACCACCTGGTAAAGAAGTAAACTCTATAATATCACTCCATGGAGAATAGATATTACCAGACTTAAATCTATACTTTCCATAGTACTTAGTATTAACATTAGGACAGTTAGGACTAAACTTAGTTTTGTTATTAACATCTCTAGTACGATCTATTAAGTTAGTACAATTAGCATCTGAGTATATATTCCATTCAGTACCTGTATGTTTTCCTAGGAAACAACTATTAGTAACATAACTCGCTATCTTAAGATAACCATCCCAGTTACTAGTAGTATAACCACCGTTATTCTCTGTTATATCAGGCTTCATGATGAAATCTAGGTTACCAGTTCCACCTACCATATTTTCTAATATTTCTTTAGCTTTATTATCAGTTGCTAGTACACCAGAAGTATCTGGTGTATTGATAATTATATCCTCTATAGTACTTGTAAAAATAAGAGACTTCTTTTTAGTAGTTACTGCATCTATAAACTTAATATTACCCATAAGTTCTCCTTATCATATTTCTATCAGAATCTTATAGAAGACCCTGAAAATCACGGAACAGCTGTTGTGTGATCCTAAGGTTTTCCTACATAAACCTTATTGAAATTCTTAGTAAAAAGGAATAAGAGTATGGGTAAAATCGTTTTTAAAGATAGTAGTACTAGCTACAAAAAGAATTTACAAATCGTACATACTAAAGAAGATATAGTTATTAACCTACCAGAACCATCTGGAGAACTTATATCAGATCTTAGTATAGATAGACATATACAGAATGTTGAAATAGGCTCTGATGTAAGTAAGATACTAAAACCTAATATCAGAGAGAATAATGGCGGTATAACATCTATAGAAAATCACATACGTCCATTAGATATAGCTAGCTATAGAACATCTATGTTCTTCGTTGGTAAACATACTAGTACTGATTGGGAAGCATATGCTGATAGTGAAATGAGAGATCTATTAGATACTGGTAATAGTATCTTAAATCCTGATATTAAGAGTAGTTGGTTGCCTACTATAGAAGGAGATAATAGAGATGTTTATGTACGTTATAGATTTCGGAGTAAAAGTATAACATCCCCATGGAGTGATCTATTACATTATCGTACCCCTTCTTATGGTGTACGTAAGTTTACTATAACAATATCCGATAATAGTCTTACTCCTACTATAACTACATCTGGTTTCGTACCATTCGGAGAAGATAAGATAGGTAAAATAGAACATCGTTCTACTAGTTGGATAATAAGAGATAGTAAAGGTAGAAAAGTATTTGAATCATTAGACGATACTGTTAATAAAACTTCTATAGTAGTACCAGATCGTAAACTATTCGTAAGTAATAACTATGTAGTTAATGTTATTTATAATACGAATAATATACAGTATCCTAGTTCTAATACTATAAGCAAACGTTGGGATACTATAGACGTATTTATACAGAAACCAGAGTTAGCATATAGTTGTGATAATGGAGAACATTATATAACAGCTAGTAAGTTCGTTATGGTTAATGGTTCTGAAACACATCTTACTACATCTTGGAAGTTATTAGCTTACAACCCAGATACTGGTATTACAGAACAACTTAATATAGTAAGAGGTACTAGTAACTTAACAAAGATTAATATTACTCCGTATATATTAGATCCTAAGTATCCACATAGTATAACGTGTACTTACCATAGTAGGAACTATGATTCACAACCTAGTTCTATTAAGTTTAACCCTAAGGTTACTAATATCTTACCTATAGAGTTTCACGTAGTAGAGAAACCAAGTAAAGATATAAAACTTACTTATAGTAAATACGAAGTAAAAGACGAAAGAGATAGTGTTAAATCTATAGTATATAGAGTCTATGATAAGAACTATGATGTAGAACGCGATAATGATCTAGATGCTACTAATGAAGGTAAGTATAGAGAGGATATGGAGATTAATATCCCATTAAGAAAATTAATAAGCTGGTATGATGGAGCTAATACTACATTTAGCTCTGATAGAGAGTTTATTATATCTACTTATGTTATAGGTAATAAATACAATACATTAGTATATAAAGATTCTTATAGACCATCTATAGAAATATCAGCAGTGCCTGTTATAAGTGGATTAGATATTAGTAACGTTACTTGCAAGATAACTAACTTTACTGCTAATGCTAGTTGGGTTACAGTACTTAAAACTCAGTATGCGATCCATAATCCTGATGGTAGTGTATTACATAGAGGAGAGAGTATAGGTAATGAAAATACAGTGTATAGATTACCTAGTACAGTATTATTAGATCCTACTGTTACTTATACTGTTAAGACTACAGTAGTTACTAATATAGGTAGAGTTAAACTAGCTGATAAACAACTGAAAGTCGCTGCTGCTAGTATACAGACTCCTGAACCATCTGTAACAGTAACACCTATTAACGATAATGCTATTAAATTAACTATATCTGGTGGCGATTATGTATTTACTCCTAGTAATAAACTAGGTAAAGAGTTTAAAGAAGCTGTATATAAGATCTATAAGGATACAGAAGTTATTTCTATTATAACAAGAACTACATTAGATAGTTTCGATCAAGAGTTTAGGAAAGAATCTAAACTTACTTATAGCAATACTTATCGTATAGGTGTTGTTTATAAAGCTATGAATGGTGTAGAGAGTAATGAAGGTATAAGGAACTTCGTTATAGGTCCTAGACCTAGTATAACCATTGGTAAACCTGAGTTACAATTAGCTATGGTTAATGGTAACTTAGAAGCTACTATAACAAATGAGTTTTCTGTTAGTGGACTAGCTGATAGTACTCATAAGGCTACTAACTGGTATCTTAAGAAAGATAGTACTATAGTAAAACAATCTGCTAATGATAGTGTTAACTTAAAGAAATGGGTAGTTAATAAATCAGAGTTAACAGATGGTACTGAATATACGGTAGAGTGTAGTTGGCAAGCATCAGATGGTACTAATGGAGCATCTACTAGTAAATCTATCAATACTTTTGATTATGCTAGTAAGACTAGAAAGTTAGAACAAGCACCTGGTAATACTGCAACAGTAGTAGAAGCCGATTATACTCCTGTTACTGCTACAGTAGTAGATAATTGGTTAGAACAATTACATACTGATAACTTAATAGAAGTTAACTTCCTACATAAACAATCTAAGTATGTACATAGTGATTACTTCTATAGTAATAGAGGTAGTCAATATTATCAGAAAGAAGGAGAAAACCTATTTAACTATAGTTATACTAACTTAGATGGTAGTAATAAAACAGATCCGCATACGATTATGAATGTTATCCAAAGTGCTGATAATAAGAAAATTAGAATACAAGCATATGGATCTGCTGGTGCTGGACATTTAACTACATATGGGTATTTTACTACAGCATTCTTATACCGTTCTAAAGTACCTGGTATGAAATTATTCATTAACGGTACTGAGATACAAGAGAACTCTATGCAGTATTATGGCTTACATAGTAATGCTATAGGTGTTAGTGGTACTTATTATAGAAATATTACTAAACCACCTACTCCTGATGAGAAACTAGTTATAGAGTTTAAGAAAGTTTAACATAGCATAGAGAGTAACCATACGTATGGTTACTCTCTATAGCTTATTATGTTCGTTGTTAGCTGATTTTGAATACTATACATATTACTAAGGAGTGTTAACATGGAAAATGAAACTCAAGAGCCTATCTTAGATCAGGTTGAGACTAATGATACAGTAGCAGAAGAAGCTACTAACCCTAATAAAATACCAGTAGAAGATCTTATACATTATGAAGAAGCATTGAACGAATTACACGTACTAGAGAAATCATATAGTGATGTTTCTGATCTTATAAGCGAAGGTAATGAAGTAGGTGCTGAAGTACAAGAGAAAATAGAACAAGCTAAAGAAGTACTAGAAGATAAAGCAGAAGATATAGAACCTTTAGAGCCACTAGTAGTTCAAGAGTCTATTAAGTACTTCTATAAGAAATTAGGTATGGAAGATAAACGTATCTTATTTAACACAGAAGATGCTACTTCTAATCCTAGACTAGCCATGCAAATGAACTTAGAAGCATTACAGGATATTAAAGACGCTGTTATTAAAGGTCTTAAGTTAGCTTATGAGAAACTAATAGAGATACTTAAAGCAATATTTAAGAACCTATTAAATTCATTTGGTATTCGTACTAAATCAGCTCAAGAAGCTAGAGATAACCTTAGAAAGAATGCATCTACTATAAAGGATAATCTTAAAGCAAATAATGCAGAAATCAAGAAGATGTGTAAGTCTATCGATACTCTAAATGACCAGATAGATGGTATGCTCGATCCTGAACTTTCTGATTTATATAAATCGTTAGAAGAATCTTTTGTGTTAGATATTGTACGACCTAATGAGTATCTACCAATATATCTTAAATTTGCTACTAAGATAGAGAGTATATTATCTCAGTTAGCAGAACTTATTAAGCCAGATGTTACTAAAGAAGAACTATTTAAAAAAGTAACTGATATATTTAAACCATATCAGGATGAACTTAAGCGTATAGACGAAATAAAAGATATAAATGCTTATCTTTGGCATACACAGTTTAAAGGCACTACTACTGAACCAGAATTACTTATGATAGTACCATTGAAAAACGATAGGTTTATGTATATTGGCGTAGTACAAGATAGGTTTATTACAAGACAGGACGTTAGTTACGGCGCAACTCACAACGTTGGTAAGTATTTTAATCCGGATACTGCTGTAGATGATGTTGCTAAACAACTAGACTTAATGTCTAGTAGGAATATAGAATCTATTCTAAAAGGTAGTAATAGTAAATTAGATCTTATTAAGAATAAACAAGCTAAGATTACTAGTACTAATGCTACAAATTATAATTTAAGTAGTGATACGATGTATGTATTGGAAACTATTAAAAACTTAGTATCTGTTATAGCGCGTATGTGCGCTGCAGCATCTACTATCTCAGCCCTATTAGTAGATAGAGCACATGCATTAGGTAAAATATAATAACATACAGTAGATA